CCAACTAATGTGAGTGCTATCGATCTTTCTTATGATTCGACTGATCAGATCGAAGATTTCACAGTTGATCTGCAAGTTCAGTGGTTCGACGCTCTTGATCCAGGTGGAAATAGTCAGTTAGGAACAGGTTCATAAATAGTAGATAAGAAGTTCAAACTTTGATTAATGTCTAAATTATTTGGTTTTAAACTACCAGAGTCTGGGGAGAAGTCTAAAAAACTCATCTCCCCAGTTCCTCCTACAGAGGAAGATAAATCAGACTTTTACCTCTCCAGCGGTTTCTACGGTCAATACGTAGATATCGAGGGAGTTTATAAGTCTGAGCAAGATCTGGTACGCAGATATAGAGAAATGTGTCTGCACCCTGAGTGTGATAGTGCAATTGAAGATATCGTTAATGAAGCAATTGTTTCGGATCTCGATGATTCACCAGTAGAAATTGAACTATCAAATCTCCCTGCATCTGATAAATTAAAAGATATTATCAGGGATGAATTTAAAACTATCAAAAACATGATGAATTTTGATAGAAAAGCACATGAGATATTCAGAAATTGGTATATTGACGGAAGAGTATTTTATCATAAAGTAATCGATCTTAAAGATCCAGCTGCTGGTATTCAAGATATCAGATATGTTGATCCTTTAAAAATTAGACTAGTTAGAAAGCAAGAAAAAACTGGTTCTAATAATCAATCACCTTTTGATGTAGCAAGAAGCGGATTAAATCCAGGAAATCCAGAAAATTATAAAGCACCAGATATTGAAGAGTATTATATTTACGATCCAAATACCGGATCAAAAGGTAGTGGATTAATTCCAAATAAAGATACAAAAGGTGCAGTTAAGATTGCAAAGGACTCAATTACATATGTAACTTCTGGTCTAGTAGATCGCAATAAGCAGACGGTTTTATCTTATTTGCATAAAGCAGTTAAAGCACTTAACCAATTAAGAATGGTTGAGGATAGTCTTGTTATCTACAGACTGTCAAGAGCACCAGAACGTAGAATTTTCTATATCGACGTTGGTAATCTACCTAAGGTAAAAGCAGAACAATATCTGCGCGATGTGATGAATCGCTATCGCAACAAACTTGTTTATAATGCAGACACCGGAGAAATCCGTGACGACCGTAAATATATGGCGATGTTAGAAGATTTTTGGTTACCTCGCCGTGAAGGTGGTAGAGGAACTGAAATTTCTACATTACCTGGTGGTCAAAATCTTGGAGAATTAACTGACGTTGATTATTTCCAGACCAAACTTTATAAGGCATTGAACGTTCCATCTAGCAGACTTGATAGTTCTGGTGGATTCAACCTTGGTCGTTCTTCTGAGATTCTGCGTGACGAACTGAAGTTTACTAAGTTTGTTGGTAGATTACGTAAAAGATTTTCTCATATCTTTAATGATATGTTAAAGACTCAGTTGATTTTAAAAAATATTATCACTATTGATGATTGGTCAGAACTTGAGGATCATATCCAATATGATTATTTGTATGACAATCACTTCTCAGACCTTAAAGAAACTGAACTTCTTAATGAGCAACTTGGTGTCATTGCTTCTATGGAACCTTACATGGGTAAGTATTTCTCTGCACAATATGTAAGAACCAAAATTCTGAAGCAAACTGAAACTGAAATTAAAGATATGGATAAGCAAATGAAAAAAGAAATTGCTAATGGTATTATTCCTGATCCAAACGCACTTATTGATCCAGCATCAGGATTACCAGTAGATCAAGTTGCTGGTGGTGGTGATCTTGGAAAACCAATTACAGAACCAGATCTGGAAAAAGAGGGTGCTGCTACTAATGATCCCGAACTTCCTGAACCAGGTAATCCTGGTAAAATATAAATAAATAATAGTTCTTATAATTTTTTGATTTAAAATGGATGATTTAATGGATATGCTTGTTTCAGGTGAAAGTTCTCCTGCTGAAGTAAGTGATAAAATCAAAGAGATTTTATACACCAAAGCTTCAGATAAAGTTGATTCTGTGAAACCACAAGTTGCTGGAGGTCTCTTTGGAGACGAAGAAACTAATGAAGTGGTTGATGAAGTAGAGTCCGAAGAGGACGAAGAAGAAACTCAAACTGGAGAAGAAGAATGAGTCAAATTAGAACACTATTGGTCGGAACGGGAAACGAAGTTGCACTTAACAGTGCGACTAATTTAAACAACGCTACTGTTGTTCGAGTTATCAATCTTTCCGGTTCTGATGCAACAGTAAGTATTGCTAAGAGTAGTACAGGTGGTTACATTAGCACTGCTACTGTAACTCTACCAGATGATCGTGTTGAATTTTTTGAAAAAGGTGGACAAGATATTATTTCTGCATCATCAGCAAACGTAAAAGGTATGAAAGTAGGATTCACCGGGTAAACAAATGAAACTAATCAGAGAAGAAGTTGAAAACGTAGAAGTTATCACCGAAGGTAAAGGTTCTACAAAAAGAATGTACATTGAAGGAACTTTCCTTCAGGGAGACATCAAGAACCGTAATGGCAGAATGTATCCTATTTCAACTCTTGCAAAAGAAGTTGGTAGATACAATGAAGCATATACCAATAAAGGTAGAGCACTTGGCGAACTCGGTCACCCCGATGGTCCAACTATCAATCTTGACCGTGTGTCACATAAAATTGTGAAACTTGAGCAAAGAGGATCTAACATTTATGGTAAGGCACAACTTCTGAGTACCCCAATGGGTAAGATTGCATCTTCACTTCTTGATGAAGGTGTCAAACTTGGAGTTTCTTCTCGTGGTGTTGGTTCATTAAAAATGAACAACGAAGGTGTTAACGTTGTTGGTGAAGATTTCATGTTGGCAACTGCTGCAGATATCGTCGCTGACCCTTCTGCACCTGACGCTTTTGTTGACGGAATTATGGAAGGAAAAGAGTGGGTATGGGAAGGCGGAATTCTTCGTGAAAGATTCTGCAGCAATACTAGGAAGAGAATAAATACTCTTGTTGATCAAAAAACCCTTGAGGAGCACAAACTCCAATTATGGGGTGATTTTCTATCAAATCTATAAATTATAAATAAATATAGTTTTAATACTTAAGGTTACGGAGAGTTCAAATGTCCAGTGACAAAAATTTACAAGAAATGGAAGTAGGCACCGCTCAATCCAAGACAGCCGTTAATGCTAATGCCTCTGCTCCTATGGGTGCAGAAAAAAGTGCAACCCCTGTTGCAACTCCTGGTCAAGCATCGGTAGAAGATCTTGGTGGTCCTACCCCAGAAAATTACAAGTCTGACGACGATTCAGCAAAACTCAAAACACCCGGCGCTACTCTGAAGCAAGTAAGAGATATCGTCAACAAGGGTGCTAAGCCTGCAGATTCCATGCCTAAAATGGATGGTGGTGCAGTTAAAGAGGAAGAAGAGTCCGAAGTTTCTGACGATCAAGAAATTGTTTCGGAAGAAGAAGTTACAGAAGAGGAAGAACTCCGTAACGAAGTAGAAAACGAACTTTCAGAGGATTCTGAAGAAGAGATCGAGGAAGAAGTTGTAGAAATCGACATTGATGCCGATATGGAAGCACTTCTCCAAGGTGAAGATCTTTCCGAAGATTTCCAAGAGAAAGCAAAAGTAATCTTTGAAACTGCAATCAACGCAAAAATTGCCACCATCCGTGAGGAAATTGAGGCATCTTATGCTACTGCAATCGAAGAGCAAGTTGCTGAATTTAAGAGTGAACTCACTGAAAGAGTTGATTCTTATCTTGAGTATGTATCCGATGAGTGGATGTCTGAGAATCAACTCTCAGTCGAAGAAGGACTTAAGGCAGAAATGTCCGAGTCATTCCTCTCCGGTATGAAGCAACTTTTTGAAGAACATTATGTTTCAATCCCTGAAGAAAGATATGATGTACTTGAGAGCATGGTAAATAAACTTGATGAAATGGAAGGAAAACTCAATGAGCAGATCGACAGAAATGTTGCTCTGAATAAGAGATTAGCGGAATCCGTTACCGATGGAATTCTCAGTGATGTTTCTGAAGGACTTGCAGTCACTCAGAAAGAAAAACTCGCTTCTCTTGCCGAAGGTGTTGAGTTTGAAAGTGAAACCGAATACCGTGAGAAACTGGTTACTTTGAGAGAAGCATATTTCCCTTCAAAGCCTGCTAGTGCTCAACATAGAGATTCTTCTGAATATATGGCAGAAGAAGCAACCATGAACCAGGAAGTTTCTGGTTATATGGGTAGTTATCTTACTGCTCTTCAAAGAGTCACTAAAAAGTAAGTTTTACATTATAACATAAACCCTAACACTTTTTAAAAGAGGTAAATTCAATGCAAATGTTCAATGCTGAGCATCTGCAGGAGAAGTGGGCACCATTACTCGATTATGACGGCGCTGATAAAATCACCGACTCACATCGTAGAATGGTCACCGCAGTTCTCCTGGAGAACCAAGAGAAGTTCCTTGCAGAGGAGCAATCATTCCTTTCCGAAGCACCAACCAACGCTGCTAACGCTGCAGGCGCATCTGGTGGATTCGGTGGCGAAGCAACCCGTAGTGGTCCAGTTGCAGGTTTCGACCCTGTTCTGATCTCACTGATCCGTCGTTCAATGCCAAACCTGGTCGCATATGACCTGGCTGGTGTTCAACCAATGAACGGCCCTACCGGACTTATCTTCGCAATG